CAGAACCGGCGGCGCCTGGCCGTGGCGGCCTTCCGGATGGCCGCCACGACTTGTCGGGGCCATACCCGATCCTTGGGCGTGTATTCCAATTTTCCGGATCCCGGAGTGGCGTCCTGTCGTTCGGTTGGGCAGTGGAGCGCGTGGAGGCCGGGTCACCTGCATTTCCCCCTGCGGGACGCAGCCAACCCGGCCGTATCCAGAATCTCACTACCAGCCGGTATGCAAAAGAGGTCAAACGGTCCGAAAACGAAGAACCCCGCCGGCAGGGGCGTACCTGCGGCGGGGTCTCGACCACCGCGCAGGGGGTGCGGTGGTAATGGCAAGCCTACCTGTTTGTAACGGACTGATACGTACCGCCCGTAACGCATCCCGCGAGGACGCGTCAGACCGGACGAGTGGATCGTAGGTGGGATGCGATCCCTCTAGCGGAGTGACATTTCGGTGCCCATCGAGAACATGGAGTCATGGAACTCCATCTTCGCTGCGGTGGCACCACTTAGTACAAAACTGAGATCGCCGCTTACCGACTGTCCCGGGTTCAGGTCCATCGAGTCCAGCTCCGAGCGCCAGTCGTACTCGCCTTCGAACCTCCGACCTTGGTTATCGATCAGATACTGGTTCGAGATAGCAAAGTACTGTGGAGCGTCTCCGATATTGGTGACGGTGATGGATGCCGTAGATGTTGCGTCATCCCAAGAGTGCACAACGAACTCCAGCTTGCCGTCTCTGATTGGCGAACCGATACCGGGAAGCACCTTTTCGACCTGCGGCGCGGCTGTAGTGACGCTATTGCTTGGTCGGGCGGACGTTCGCGACGAGCTCGAGCTGTCCTCACCCGAGTTCACGGCAATGAGGAAAAGGATCAGCACGGCCAGGACAGCCCAGGGCCATTTCGGTTTCTTCTTGCGAACGGTAAGGGTTGCGAAGGCGGGCGCCGGCGACGGAACGCGAGGTCGCGTCTGGTTCGTCCACTGCTGTCCGTCCCAGTAGCGATCCAAGGTGGGATCAACAGGATCGGGATGCCAGCCGGCGGGTGGATTCATGGGGTGGTCCGTTCTGCGAAGAGATTTCGACATTCTGTCGTGTCCGTCGCTTCGCTTGTTACGGGACTAAAGACCCTTACCTGCGGTAACAGCAAGATGCTGAGCCGACCGTAACGTATCCCGCAGGGGTAGTTACATGACCTCAGCTGGCGTCCCGCCGCTGCTCGTCGTCGTCCTGGTCGAGCGGTGGCGGGACTTCGCGTTCGTCGCGAGCTCGGACGACGAGACCGAAGACAACAGCGAGGGTCACCGATACGGCGAGCCACGCGACGATCAGCCCGAAAACCCAGTTCACATACCGAACAACGATCCGAACCGCCTGTTTGTTACTGGCGGGTAAGGAAGTCGCCCTCAGATTCACCCGTTCGGATGACACCTGTCGATCTGTCAGGCGAAGCCTCGGGCTCCCGCCTACGATCACCGCCATGAGAATTTAGGCTAAGGAACTCGGATTTGATCATCTCAGCAAGCATCTTGTTCTCGACGGAGGACAGGGGATGGTAGTCAGAGCACCGATCGTCTCCATCCAGGCCAGCTGGGCGCCGAAGGGGAGATCGAGTGTGAGCGTCTGGATCAAGGTCCTAGAGGATGAGATCCAGGTGAATCTCGATGCAGACAAGTACGTTCAGATCGAAGAGCCTCAGCCGTCGTACTGACCCGCTCGTAACGCATCCCGCGAAGGCGATTACGCGGCTGATATGAGCGCTGCTCGCTATGTCGATCATGGGGCACCGTCAATTCGAAGGCCTGCCGCCCGCACGTAACGCATCCCGCGTGCCACGCCGATGAAAGGGGTAGCGCCCGAGCGAGCCCGACCTCTCGGAACGCGGAACGTCCCCGCCCTGGCAGTGATGCCGGGGTTGGGGCGTTTCGTAGCGTCTTGTGAAAGGGTGCAGGGACGCGAATGGCGCTTACCGGACCGAGCCGGACGTGCGCATGTAGCGCGCCGATCAGCTGGCGTCCCGCCACCGTTCGTCGTCCTGGTCGAGGGCTGGCGGGATCTCGCGTTCGTCGCGGGTGCGGATGACGCGGCCGAACACGACGGCGAGGACCGCGGCGACGACGATCCAGGCGAGCAGGGCGACGACAATCCAGTTCACGATCTGGACAACGGTCCAACTCAGCCGTTTGTTACCGACTAGTAGGGAAATCACCCTTTGATTCACCCGTTCTGAGTGCACTGCCGTAACGCTTTGATCTTGTGACCGATACACACGGCGTGGCCCGATGGCCCCCGCCTTGGTCGGGCCACGCCTGGGCGCCCCCGCTCCACCCTCCTAGAGGAACGGGGGCGTTCGGCTGTAATGACGAACGGAGGCCGCGCCGCCCGTAACGCATCCCTTCTTGACAGTGCGTGCAATAATGCTTCGACCGTGATCATGAACGTTCGCTTGGGGGAATCTTGCTCGCATCATTACGTTTCGGTCGGTACTGATGACCGGCAACGGCTGGTGCGATCGTATTGAGGCGGGGCCGTGCGATTGGAGGTACGGCAAGGACTGTTGGACCGAGTTCGAGCTGTATCGGAAAAGCCGCGCAACTATCGGGGCTGCCGCACGGCTTGAAACGTTGGTGAAAGCCGTGAGGTCGGGAACGATCGAACCGGACCCGGCGTATCCTCCCTATAAGTTCCCGCTGGCTGGATTCAAACTGATGGCGATCGGGGAGTTGCGAGCTCACCGTAGGCAGCGGGGCCGCAAGCTTCACGCTCGGATCTACTACACCCAGCCGCAGTTCGAGGACCAGCTCCTGTTCGGGGCGAAGTTCGGAGAGAAGCCCGACTCGAACGACGATCCGAGCTGGGAAGCTATTCAGAATGGGCACATGGCGGAAGCTGCAAGTCGATCACTTCAGTGGGGAACCCTACCCGCAGAGCAACGAACGTGTGCATCATGCTTACCATCGACTACTGACTAGACCACTTGAGACACAGGAAGGGTGCCGGCGAATGACGAATCACCTCACTACGGACGGCGAGTACGCCCTTGCCGGAGAGCTTGCCCAAGAGTTCATGGAGATGGTTACCGCGCTAAAGTCGCGTGCGCGTAAGCTCGGAATTTCTCCCCAGCAAGTTGCAGATCACCTCGACTGGAGTCTTGAAGATGTCCAGGAGGTGGAGTCCCCTTTCGGGGATCCTTCACTCTCCATGGTTCAGGATTATGCGCGAGCTACTGGAGCGATAATCTCGATTGAGATTTCAAATTATATGCCTCGTAGTGAAGCCACTGTTTCCGCTGGATCGGTCCATCGCTCGATGGTCGACGACCGTCGTCCTCAGGTGAAATGGGAAGAAAGCGCGGGTACTCCTCTTGTCCTCCGCTGATCACCCATCCGACGGGCTGGGGGCTAATGACAGTCTGCCTATCCAGGCTTCAACCTGGCAAGATCTTCTGAAGCATCCTTACAGCGAAGCCATTCGCTACTTTGAGCGCTCTGTAGTCCGAATCGACTCCGAAGTGAATCGCCCGGAGAGTACGGTGGACACCACTGTCTACCTGGGCGCTAACCATATTGGACTCCGGCTTCGTTGCACGACGGTGACTGCGGAAGTCAAAGCGGTGGTCGATACGGGTATGCAGTATGTCTTCCAGAGTCACCTGGACGTCGAACGGCCTGTCCTGTTTGAGGCGCTCGGCAAGTCCGTACTTCCCGCAATCATGCCAATAAACGTCGCGTGGCTTATCAATGAATTTCGTGTAATGGAAGTGACGAACGAGGTCAATATTCCGTTCACAGATATTTATCCCGAGATTGAAGATGCGTTGCGCAACTCGCTCTACACCAATGCGTCGGATTCAACAGGCGCGAAATCAGATTAAGTGACACCTTAAGCGGTCGAGTGCCTGGTCGCGGCACGCGAATGCGCCCCACCCCTCGCAAGGAGGAAGGTGGGGCGCTTCGTCGTTACACGTCAGCGGACATGGCCGCGTCGTGGGCGTCACGCGCGAGCTGCACCAATTCGGTCGCGGGCACGCCCAATGACTCCCCGATGAGAACGAGATGCTCCGCCTTGGCCGCCCGTTCGCCGCACTCGATGCGGCTGATGGTCGCCTTCGCCAGTCCGACCGCGTTCGCAAGTTCATCCTGAGACATGCGCAATCGCGCGCGTGCCCCGCGGATCTCCGCACCCAGGAACTGGTTGAGCTGCTCGTACGCCACGAGGCAGAAGCGTAGTGACCTTCGCGATCGGGCGTCACGTACTCAGTTCGAGCGAGGCGGATGCAGTCCGGCCGACGGACCCGACGTGATCGTTGTTTTCACCGGAAGAGCTGCCCCTTCCAGTTCGCGGACGTTGAGCGGGAACTGGTCCGTGTACGTGTGCTTCCGCCGGTCGTCCTCATACGAGATCGTCACAGTCACCTCACGGGGAACGCCGTCCACACTCTTGGCATCGTCGTCGGGCGTGGTCTTATCGCGCACCCAGTAGAAGTTCTCCATCTCGCGACCCGGAACCCACACAGGGATCGGATCTGAGTATCGCTTGTTGATCAGTGCCGCCACGTTCCGCTGCCCATCCCGAGATTTCTCCTCGGTGGGAAGCGGGGGGTCGAAGGAGACCTTCACGTCCCGCGCCAAGCTGGCGCCGCTGTTCTTAATGATCAGGTTGGCGTGCAATTTCCCGGATATTGTCAGCTCCGCGCTCATCATGGGACGGGACCGATCGTGGTTGTCGCGACGAGTGTGGAAGAGGGAATTGGCCGCGACTCCTGCGGACGTGAGGCCACCCACGACGCCGACTACTGCCGTAGCAGAAGCTAACCGTGCGGTCGTCCACCACGGAACGTTCACCAAGTCGTACAGCCAATCACCGAATGCGGACAATGTTGAATTACCTCCTGAGCGTTGGTTTGCCGACGGCGGGGCTATATGCACCAGCGGGAACTTCGTTACATCTCGCCGGTGGTCGTGACACGAAAGTGCCCCGCCCTCCATGCTGAGAGGACGGGGCGCTTCGCTGTGTCGGCTACTGGCCGGCGCACTCCTGAGTCCACCCGGTCGTGCCGTCGGTGAACTGCGTCGTCCCCGGCTGGTACATGTCCCCGTCCATGCAGTAGTCGATGGTCTTCCCGACGAGCGGCTGCGGAGCACCATTCGGAGCGCCGGTGTAGCCGACCGGGGGAGCAGTCGCAGCTTCGGACTGCGGTGCTGCGGGCTGTGTCTGCTCCAACGTCGCGGTCGGCTCGACAGCCGGGGCCTGCTCGGCGGCCGGTGCCTCGGCGACAGCCTCACCCGCAGTCTCGGGAAGGACCCACTCGACGCGGATGTTCTGCCCGCCCTGCGTGGTGGAGTAGCCGATCACCTCAGTCTCGTTCGGGATATCGAGGGTGACGCGTCCGTCCGCGCTCGAGTTCGGAGGCAGATCGATGAACGCATTCGACCCGGGTCCGGAGCACGGCTCTGCGTCGGAGGTGTCGACGTTCTTGGTGATCTTCCCGTCGGCGTCGACGTAGTAGAAGTCGGATGCCCACAGCCACTGCGTGATCGTCGACGGCCCGACCTGAACCGTCGCAGAGAAGCCCTGCTTAGTGATCGCATCGGAGGTGGTGTTGATGTCGCAGCCGTCGGTGGACAGCGAGGTATCCGAGACCTCGAGGACCGTAGTCCCGTTCTGCACCACGGTGGCGGTCTCACCGAGCTGGACCTCGACGGCGCCGCGCGCGTTCAGTCCTGCGGTGTCCTCAGCCTGTGTGGCAGGTGCGCTGGTTGTGGGTGTCGGCTCGGCGGTGGTGCCGGAGTCGCCACAGGCGGCGAGGAGTAGGAGGGCTGGTGCGAGTGCGACGGTGCGAAGTCTCATGTCCGGGATCATCCCATTTGCCGCATCTTCTGTAACGGAGTGACATCCCGTTTCGTGCACTGCGGATCTCTACCGTGACGACCATGTCCTGCACCTGGCCGATCGACCGGTCCTGTCTCCCTGAGGCAGCGACCCCGGAAGATCGTGTGAAGCAACGGCACGCCGAGGATCTCGCCGTGTCGGTGCTGTGGGCGCTGTCGGGCCGCCAGTTCGGGCAGTGCCCGGTGATTGCGCGCCCGTGCCCCATAGCGTGCATCAGCTCCACCGGTTCGTATGGGCCCGGCTGGTTCCCGGTGTATACGGATGGGCAGTGGCGCAACCTCACGTGCGGATGCCCCGGGTCCTGCTCGGCATCGGGGCCGACGGTCGTGCACCTGCCCGGCCCGGTCGGTGAAGTCCTCACAGTCACCATCGCCGGGGTCACCTTGGACGTGTCGGCCTACCAGCTCGAGGGTGACCGGCTGTACCGCACGGACGGATACCCCTGGCCGGACCAGGATCTGGGAAGCCCGTCCGGCAGTACCGGCACATGGTCGGTCACGTACACGCGTGGTGTCCCCGTACCTGAGGGCGTCGGGGTTCTCGTCGGGATCCTCACCAAGGAGTTCCTCGACGCGTGCAGTGGCGGGAAGTGCCGGTTGCCGCGTCGTGTGCAGTCGATGACCCGTAACAACGTCAGTTATCAGATGGTGGATCCGACCGACATCTACCGCTCCGGTAAGACCGGGATCGCCGAGATCGACATCTGGCTCGCTGCGGTCAACCCGACCGCGCTGCAGCAGAGACCGAGTGTGCGATGAGCGACGTCGACTGCATCCTCAACGAACTGATCTCCGCGCTCCGCGAAGCGTTCACCCCCGACTCGCCGCAGCCTCCGCTCGGAGGGGGCACCACCGACGTCCGCCTGTTTGCGGGGGATGCCATCCCGCTGGCGGCGTGGAACGCGCACGTCAATGACAGGGACGGGTGCGACAAGCCGTTCCTGTGGGTGCGGCTGGTGCGCCGGTATCGGACGCAGCAGTTCCCTGCTCCGTATGTGGGGCCGGCGCCGTGTGGGATGCCGTCGGCTGTTGCCATCGAGATCGGGGTCGGGCGGTGTGCTGTGGTCGACGCCGAGCCGTCGTGGCAGGACTACGCCAACGAGGCGGAGATCAGCCTCGATGACTCGTGGCGGATCGACCTGGCGCTGTGCCGGGCGATGAACAAGATCGAGCGCGCTGAGTGCGGGCTGTCCACAGCAATCGACGCCGTCGTTCCTTACGGCCCCGACGGTGGTGTCGTGGCGCAGATCGGGACCGGATACGTCCAACTGACCGGAGGATTCTGAAATGTTGCAGCGCATCACTGTCGAGGGCACGATCACCCCGTCGACGTTCCTGGCGGCCGGTGCTCGCCGCACGGTCACCCGCACGGCGTTCGTGGAGAAGCTGATCTCCAAGGGCTTCATCCGCGTCGTCGACGAACCCGCCGTGGTGGAGTCCCAGCCCGTCACCGAGGAGGAGACCGCTACCGAGGTGCCGGCACGCAACGCCAAGCGGGAAGTGTGGGCAGCGTTCCTCACCCGGCTCGACCCCGACATCCACTTCACCGACGAGGACGGGCGCGACGACCTGATCGCGCTCTACGAGTCCCGTGGCTGACGCCCGCTACGTCTTCCGCCTCGACCAAGCTCGGCTGGGCCAACAAGTCCAGCCGATCATGGCGCGCAAGGCCGCATCTCTCACCCGACGGATCTCGGCGCAGGCCAAGACGAACGTCCCGGTCCGCACCGGGTTCCTGGGCCGCTCGATCCAGGAGGACCCGATCGTGTTTTCCGGTCCGTTCCGGGTGACCACGGGTGTCACTGCGACTGCGGACTACGCCGGCGCGGTGCACGACGGCACCCGACCGCACGTGATCCGGGCACGCAACGGGCAGTACCTGAAGTTCCCCGGCCGCAACGGGCCGGTGTTCGCCCGGTCGGTCAACCACCCGGGAACACGGCCGCGGCCGTTCCTACGCAACGCCGCCGAGCAAGTGCTGCGCGCGGACGGTCTCGCCTGACCCGGGTGCTGCACCGTGCGTCTCTAGCCTGCCGGTGTTACTTGCTCGCACCACGAAGGACGGCCTCATGACTACTTTTGCTGACGACCCCGCCAAGATCGCACGCGACGAAGCGGACCTCGCCGAACGCAAGCGGCGCCTCGGACTAGAGAAGACCGACGAGCCCACTGTGATCGACATCGACGAGTCCGGCGAGATCAAGGACAGCGACGAGCTCGCGGTTCCCGAGAAGGAGCCGTGGCCGCATCAGATCCTCGCCGACTTCTATGGTGAGGACTGGGAGGTCCGCAAGCCGACCGAGCAGGCCCTCGCCGGGTTCGCGCTCGCCTCCGGCAAGTACGTGCCGCAGAAGCTCCAGAACGACCTGGTGGGGTTGTTCATCAAGAACCACATGTCCGAGGTGTCGTTCGAGCACATGTACGAGCGGCTGATGAACCCGGATGATCCGGACTTCACCCCGCAGACGCTCGGCGAGATGATGCGTGAGATCGCTCTGCTGGGGCGTGATGAGCTCAAGGCTGAGGATCGGAAGTCGGTGGAGTCGTGAGCGCCGAGGAGGACCTTGCCCGGATGGTGTCCGCGATCGTTCCGGGGGAGGCTGCGGACCAGGCCGAAGCTCTCTCCAGTGGCGTGAAGATGGGCGCGGTGTGGGCGGGTGTCTACCGTGGTTTGACGCAGAACGGTGTGCCCGCGACGGTGGCGTTGGAGGTCGTCAGGACTGCCGTTCGGGCGATGCTGCAACCAGGGAAGTGACTGCACCACTGCTCTCTAGCCTGACGGCGTGACCTCACCCAGCGGCTCCATCGGTATCGGCATCACCCTCGATGCCGGTGATCTCTCCACCGAGATCACACAGGCTGTCCAGTCTGCCATGACCGATGTGCTGCGCTCGGTCCGAACGAGCATGGGGCAGGTGGAAGGCGCCATCGGTGGCATCGACACCTCTGGTTTCAACCAGGTCGCCGAAGCGGCCCGTCGCGCTGCACAGCAGACCGCAGATTCTGCCCAGCAATCCACCCAGCAGGTCGAACGCAACGCGCGAGAATCGGCCCGCTCGGTCAGCACCGCGTTCTCCCGGATCGACACGGACGCGTTCAACGCGATCGTCTCCGGCGCCGACGACGCCATGGATCACCTTCGTGGGTTGGACCGGTGGCAGCTCCAAGCGTTGACGCAGGAGATCAACCGTGCCGGTCAGCTGATCGGGCAGGACATCCAAGCGGGGGCCTCGCACGCGGAACGCGCGCTGCGGAACCTCGACGCTCAACGGCTCGAGGGGCTGCTCGACTCGATCCGTGACGTCGGCCGCGCCACCGACGAGGTCGAGGAGGACGTCGCTGATCTCGGTGGTGGTCTCGGCAATCTCGGGGACCAGCTGGCAGAGGGGGCGAAGAAGCTCGGGGGATTCGCTGCTGCGGCTGCCGGGATCGGTGGGGCTATGGAGCTCGCGATGGGCGCGATCGAGAGCGAGCAGATCACCAACAAGCTTGCCGCTCAGATGGGAGCTACCGGTGATCTGGCCGCCGAGTACGGACAGAAGGCTGGCGCCCTGTATCGCAACGGTTTCGGTGAGTCCATGCAGGACACCGCCGATGCAATCGGCGTCGTAGCCTCAACGTTCACCACCGCAGGGTTCGAGGGTGAGCGGGCGATGGAGGACATCGCCGCGACCGCGATGAACGTCTCCAACATTTTCGAGCAGGACGTCGCGTCCTCGGTGCAGACCGCGGGGCAGCTCGTCGTCAACGGACTCGCGAAGGACAGCACCGAAGCGTTCGACCTCATGACCGCGGCGTTCCAGCGGGTCCCCGCCGCGATGCGGGACGAACTGCCGGAGCTGATGAACGAGTACGGCACATTCTTCTCGTCGCTGGGATTCGACGGGCAGGAAGCGTTCGGGCTGCTGGTAGATGCTTCCGCCCAAGGAACCATCGCTATGGACAAGGTCGGTGATGCCCTGAAGGAATTCGGGATCCGAGCCACCGACCTCGGCGACACCGGAGCGGTGGAGGCTCTGGAAGCTATCGGTCTCGGTGGGGAGGACATCCAGAACCGGCTCCTCGCTGGCGGGGACAGCGCCCGGGCCGCCTTCCAGCAAGTCACCCAAGCGCTCGTGGACATGAAGGATCCGGCCGACCAGGCCACAGCCGCAGCTGCTCTGTTCGGCACACCTCTCGAGGACCTGGACAAGACGAAGATCCCGGCATTCCTCGATTCGATGAACACCGCCGGCGCGTCGATGACCGGGTTTGCAGGGTCCGCTGAGGAGGCGGGAAACACCCTGAACTCCGGTTTCGGTGTGGCTCTGGAAACCCTGAAGCGTCAGGTGATCGGTGGGCTCACTGATGTGATGGGTTTCGTTGCGCAAGGTGTGCTGACCGCCGCGTCGGGAATCGGGGCCGCGCTGTCCCCAGTCATCGACACCGTAAAGCTGTTCATCGGCGCGATCACCGGTGAGGGCGCCGATGTCGAACTGCCGTGGATGAACACCGTCATCGACCTCGGTGCGCGTGTGCGCGGCGTGGTCGACGAGGTCGTCGGCGGGGTGACCGCGATGGTCGCCGCGTTCAAGGACGGCGGCAACGACGTCACATCGTCCGGGTTCGCCGGGTTCCTCGAGCAGCTCGGGCTATGGGCACGCATGGCGTGGGACGTGCTCACCGGGTTCGGTCGCTGGGTCAACGACAACCTGGTCCCGGTGATCGTCAGCCTGGGCGGGGTCATTTTCGACCTGTACGCCAACTACCTGTCGGGCCTGATCGATGTCATCGGCACTGTCGTCTCGGTGGGCATGGGCATCGTCAACTTCTTCATCGAGCACCAGGACGTCGCGATGGCGCTGGGTGGGGTGATCCTCGCCTATCTGCTGCCGGCGCTGGTGACGATGTCGGCGCAGCTGGTGATCCAGGCGGGGCAGTGGGTGATCGCCACCGCGCAGATGGTCGCGTACAACGTTGCCGGCACGGCACTGTCGACGGCGACGAAGATCTGGACCGGTGTGCAGTGGGCGCTCAATGCGGCGCTGAACGCGAACCCGATCGGGTTGATCATCGCCGCGGTCGTGGCGTTGGTCGCTGCGGTGGTCCTCGCTTACCAGAACAGTGAGACGTTCCGGAACATCGTGCAGGCCGCGTGGGAAGGAATCCAGACGGCGGTCAGCGCGGCGTGGGAAGTGCTCAAGGCGATCTTCACGGCGATCTGGGACTTCGTCGGCAACATCCTCGTCGGCACCTTCAACACCCTGGTGTCCGTGGTGTCGACGGTGTTCAACACCATCGGCGCGATCGTCTCCGCAGTATGGACCAACGTCATCTCACCGATCTTTAACTTCTGGCACACGATGATCACCGGGGTCCTGGTCCCGGTCCTGATGTTCCTGTGGAACGGCGTGGTCACGCCGGTGTTCAACGGCATCGCCGGTGTGATCCGCACCGTGTGGGACACCGTGATCAACGTCGTGTTCACGGCCTTCCGCGCCGGGATGGATGCGATCGGCGCCGCCGCGAACTGGTTGTGGACGAACGTCCTGACGCCGGTATGGAACGGTATCGCCGGGACGATCTCGTTCGTGTGGAACTCGTTGATCATGCCGGTGTTCGACGGCTTCAAGGCGGGCATGTCGGCGGTCGGTGACGCAGCCAGCTGGTTGTGGCACAACGTCATCACCCCGGTGTGGAACGGCATCGGCGATTCGATCCGGTGGGTGATCGACAGCGTCATCAAACCGGCGTGGGATGGGATGAAGTCGGCGCTGCAGGCAGTCGGTGACTTCTTCTCCAACATCGTGTCGGGTATCGGGAATGTGTGGAACAGCCTTCGTAATTTGTTAGCAAAACCAATAAATTTCCTCATCTCCACCGTGTACGACCAGGGAATACGCAAGGCCTGGAACAAGATTGGGGAATTCATCCCCGGATTGGTAACTGCCCCAGAGATCCCTACAATCCCCGAGTTCCGCACCGGTGGCGCGCTGCGAGGCCCCGGTACCGGCACCTCCGACGACATCCTCATGTGGGGATCCAACGGTGAGCACATGGTCACCGCGATGGAGGTCATCAAAGCCGGCGGGCATTCGATCCTGTACGCCATCCGCGACATGATCGCCCGCGGCATACCCTTCACCTGGGACAACGGCCGCATTATCTCGCAGGTCGGCGAAGGCAACCTGTCCCGCTACGGTTCCGCGGTCCAACGCAAGGGCATCGGCAACGTCCCACCGGAAGGATTGTTCGACACGATCCTGCCGAAGTTCAAGGACGGCGGCGCGATCGTGCTGGAGCCGTGGATGCTGCAGCTCGCCGAGGGCCACAAGTTCGCGAAATCTCAGCACGGCAAGCCGTACCAGTGGGCCGGGCCCACCGGTCCCGGCTCGTCGTTCGACTGCTCCGGCTTCATGGGCTCGATCGCGGCGGCGATCCTCGGCGGTAGTCCGTGGCAACGCTACTGGGCCACCTCCAGCTTCGCCGGATACCCGGCGGTGGGTCCGCAGGGATTCACCCGAGGTTCCGATGCCGGGTTCACGGTCGGAATCACCGACGACCCGGGCGGTCCGGGTGGCGGCCACACAGCCGGTGTGCTCGGTGCGGTGCCCGGCATGTTCGGTGTCGCCAGGGTGGAATCCGGCGGTGCTCTCGGGGACGTGCATTACGGCATGGGCACCGACCCGACATCGTTCGCGTCGATCTACCACCTGCCCATCGGAGCCAACGGATTCTTCCAACCCGGCGAAGGGATATCGGTCGGACCGACCCCCGAGGAGCAGCGCAGCTTCCTCGCCGAGCGGGTCCACGATGTTCTGTCCGCTGTCACGAATCCGATCAAGGGGCTGATCGCGTCGACGATCGGAGCTCCGCCGCCGCACTGGAAGTCGGTCCCCCCGAACTACCTGGATGCCGGCGTGGACGCGGTCGCCGACGGCGCCGACAAGGCCATCAACAATCTGGGCGACATGCTGTCCTCGGCATGGACGGCGGCGCGCAGCATCGGCGGCAACGTCCTCGATGCGTTGAATCCGTTCGACTCCGGTGGTCTCGCCCGCGGTAAGGGGTTCCTGCCGAAGAACGTGATCGCTCCGGAGCGGGTGCTCTCGCCCGAGCAGACCAAGCTGTTCGAGATTCTTGTCCAGTCGTTGCAGGCCTTGTCGAATGGCGACTACGACGGCGGCCTGGCGCGGGTCGGGATCGAGGAAGATCACGCGCTCGTCGATGCTGCGCTGACTATGCGGGAAGTCGCGACCTCCGTGGATGCTCTGGTGAACAAGGGCGACTACGACGGGACGATGGCCCGGTTCGGTGTCGAGGAGGACCACGCTCTGGTCGATGCGGTGCTGACCCTGCGGGAGACCGGCCAGTCGATTCAGAACCTGCTCGGAGGTGGTGACTACGACGGGTTCATGGCGTCCCGGTTCGGGATCCACGAGGACCATCCGATCATCGACGCCGCCTTGTCGATGCGGGAAACGGCGCTGGCGGTGGAAGGGTTCGCCGGCGCGGTCGGCAAGGTCATCGAGGACACGGACCTGCCGGGCATCGCTGCTGGTCTCGCCGTCGAGGAAGACCATCCGTTCGTTGCCGCGATGCACGATGTTCGCGACGCTGTGGTCGACGCTTTGGGTAGCAGTGCCGTGAAGGTTGCTGGTGACCTCATCGACGCATTGGCGCCGACGCCGGCGGATCTTGCGGAGAAGATCGATCCGGACACGGTGGCGGTGATGTCCGGTGTGGACGAGAAGCTGACCGAGCAGGGAGAGGTCCTGTCGGACACGGTGTCGTTGCTCAAGCGCACCGAGTCGTCTCGGGATCAGGTGTTGGCGGAGCAGTACCGGCAGCTCGAGGCTCAGGTGGTGGAGGTCGCCAACCGGCTCACCGGTGGGGTGCTTGGGCCAGTGGTTCAGTCCGCCATGCAGTCCGCGCTCGGTGTGGTGCAGAAGGCGCTTGATGCGTCGACGGCGGATGTGGTGTCGAGTCAGGATGCGACGACCGAGGCGGTCAAGGACATCGACGTCACGAACCAGGCCACTGAGCCGGCCCCGCCGTTCGGTGCTCCGGGGTCGGCGTTCGACTTCGCCACCGAGCTGTCCAACGCCGTCGTCAACGTCACCAAGACGGCGAGTGACGCCATCATGCAGGTCGGGATGGATGTGGCGAAGGCGGCGCTCCAACAGCAGCGGTCGACGGTGGACAACCCGCGGGGTGTGCTCGGGGACGAGAACAACTCGGGCGGATTCCTGGTCGACACCATTGTCCGGTTGACCGGTGTCGAGATCGAGATCCGGGACCTGATGTACGCGGTGTCGGAGGACATCAAGAAGTTCCGGGGTGATGACTTCCGGGCGTTCGACGAAACCGGGCAGTTGTTGTCGGACACGGCGTCGCTGTTGGAGCGGTCGGCGTCGAGTACGGATCTGGTGATCGCCGAACAGAACCGTCTCAACCGGGAACTGCTCAAGTCGGTGCTGCGCTATTTGATGCTGAACGTGGTGCTGCCGATCCTCATGGCGTTGATGACGGCGATGATCACGCTCGCGGTGACCGCCATGGGTGCCGCGATCGGTGCGGCCATCGCGGGCCCGATCGGCCTGGCGTTGGGTGCGGCGTTGGGTGGCATCGCCGGCCTGGCCTTGTCCGCTGTGGCGGCCACGATCATCGGCGGTATCGGGCTTGGCGCCGGAGCTGCGATCGACAGTTTCGATGATGGTGGTCTCGCACATGGGATTGGCATCCTGCCGAAGAACACGATCGCTCCGGAGCGGGTGTTGTCGCCGCGGCAGACAGCGAGCTTCGAACGGTTGGTGGATCTGCTCGATGCGCGCGGTATCGGCGGTGGCGGCGGTAGCCGCTCGGTGCAGGTCGGCAGTATCCAGGTCCACGGAACGCAGGCGGCGGAGAAGACGAACGATCGTCTGCTGGCGCTGCTCAACAGCTAGAAGGAGGCTCGGGTGTTTCGTGGCTGGTTGGAATTGAACGGGCAGGAGCTGTCCAATTCGTCTCGCCTGGTGTCGCATCTACAGCGGTCGGCGCCGGTGAGTGACGACCAGTTCGTTCCGCCGATGCCGTGCGCGTGCGATGTGTCGGTGCCGTACGACGACACGTGGCCGGGTTTGGTCGAGGTGCTGAACAACGGTCCGTACACGTTGGATCGGGCACCGTGGTTCGATGCGTCGCGCCCGGAGTCTCGGGAGTTCGCTGGGGTGTGGGTCATGGACGTCCAGGGCCTGGATTCGGTGCCGGTGCAGCGCGACGTCTCGGAGGCGGTGGGTTCGGGTGGTGTGGCGTCGTGGGCGCGGGACACCTCCCGGCTGGTGACGTTCTCCGCGCTGGTGGTGGCGTGCTCCAACGCCGGGGCCCGGTACGGACTCAACTGGCTGAGCTGCGTCCTGCGGCAAGCGAACGTCCGCGGCGGCGTGGATATGAAGTTCTACAAGGCCCACCCATCGAACACGTCCGCGCCGCCGGCGACGCAGCTGCGCACCGCCTACGGGACGGTGCTTACGAAGTCCCCGACGGTCGTCGAGGTGTCTGGTAAAGGCGGCAGCCATCGGCATCGGCAGGCGTCGATCTTCCGGGTGGAGTGGGAGATGGTCTTCACCAACCCCTATCTGTACGGGGAGTCGGTGACCGCCGCGGTCGGTTGGGATTCGGTGGTGGAGGAGTCCATCGAGTGGGCGCACGCACCGGACTGTGAAGACACCGGCAGCTGCGACCTGCCGACCATCTACAACGCCGAATGTGCCCCGCCTGTGATCGAGCTGGAGGCGGCGCAGATCCCGGTGTGTGGTGGGTGTTTGCCGTTGTGCTCGATCGAGCGTCGGGTATGGGAGATGGCTGGGGTTTTGCCGTCGGTGTGTGAAGAGACCACGGTGTCGATTCGGGTGAAGAACGACGGCACGGATCCGTTGACGGTGAACTTCTATTGGCGGCCGTGCGGGTCGGACGATCAGTGTGACAAGACCGGCCATATGACGGTGTCGGGGCTGCCGGGCGGGATGACGGTGGTGGCCGATTCGATCACGGGCCGGCCGTACGTCGACAACAACGGCACTCGGCAGCGGCAGGTCGGGATTATCACGACGCCGACGGGTGCACCGTGGCGGCCGATACTGCTCGACACGATGTTGTGTTGGGAGTTGGTTGCCGAGTCCGCGCCGGGTGCGCAGTACACGGTGATCCTCGAGCTGAGGGAGCGGGACTCGTGAACGTGGAGATGGGGATCGTGGTGGCTGAGGCAGAGGTCGAGGTCATCAAGGACCCGGACGCCTGGGCTGCGGCGATGGCTGACCAGAACACCGAGAGCGAGGGAGAGTAATGGCCGTCGGCATCAGTGCGGCGAACGTCGCGAACCATGTCCTCAATTGGCTGCGTGGGGTTGCCCCGCCAGCGGTCGGCGGACTGTACGTGAAGCTGCATAAGGACGACCCGGGCGCTGCCGGCACCGCGAACGGGTCGGTGGTGACTACCCGTCGGCAGGCGACGATGAACGCCGCGGCCGGTGGGTCGATGTCGTTGCTGTCGATGTCCGGGTCGTGGGCTATGACCGCGTCCGAGACGATCACCCACATCTCCGTGCACGACGCCGCTTCGGGTGGGAACTTCCTGTTCTCTGCGGCGCTGAACACTCCGCGGTCGGTGGTCAACGGCGACACGATCACGATGACCACGCTCGTCGTCGGCAACACCCCGCTCGCAGCCTGAGTCTGCCGATACGCACCGGAGGGAGGTGACGACCCATGTCTTCGATGGGCATGAACAAGAGCGGCGCGCAGTCCGTCGCACCGGGGGCGTGGGTCAAGCTCGAAGGATTCGTGGTTCGGTCGGGATTCCCAGCGACGAACATCATCAACAGTGCGTTGGTAATGAACGAGTCCGGGATGGGCGACATTGCCTTCCAGGGCTACAACCAGCTCACCACACACAACATTCAGTTCCGGGCTGTACTCAACGGCACCACGGTGCTCGGGTCGCCGGTGTCGGCGCGGACTCCGGGAGCGATCCCTGCAGTGGCGGTGTCTGCGGGGGACACCCTTGAACTGCAGGCACTCAACAGTGATTTCTTCGCCCGGCAGGTGCCCGGTGATGCGAACACCTATCTGACATTCACGCAGACCACACAGGATCACTCGGCGGGGGCTGGCCCGAACATCGGCTGGTACACGTCCTCGACGGTCAATCTCGAGCGGTCCGTACAGCCTGAGTCGACGACGGTCGGTTGGAACGTGCAGGCCGGAATCGGCAAGGAAGCCGAGATCGCTACCTCCCGGCCGATCGGCTGGTCTACACAGGCGGACCTTTACGTCGGGCAGAAGTACGACGTCGCCGCGAACCCGACGATCGGCTGGTCGGTGTCCGCCGATATGGAGGTGCTTCGTAAGGCCCAGCCGGTGCGGGTGTTGTGGGAGGACACCGTGGTCTCCCTGCACACTGCGGATGGGCGGATGCTGGGGGCGCTGCTATCCACGGCGATGGACTCGGTGTCGTGGGGCCGGGAACGTCGGGAGGTATCCACCTGTGAGATCACGGCGCTGACCCAATTCGACCCGGAGCTGCTGGAAGATCTGCGCCCGTGGGTGCACTGGGTGACGGTGTGGCACGGGCAGGAACCGGTGTGGTCCGGGGCGGTGCAGAAGGTGACCCTCGGTCGGTCGATCACCCGCATCATCGCCAAGGACACGGGAACGTTCATGTGGCGGACCCGGGTGCCGATCACCTACACGTGGAATGACCTCGACCCGACCCGTATCGCCGCGTCGGTGGTCGAGTTGATGAACGAGGTCCACGGGATCACCGCCCCGCCCATCGTATTGCCGGCCTTGTCGGAGTCGTTCACGTATTCGGCGGTGGCGGACTCGCGGATGCTGCACCAAATGATGGATGACCTGGTGAAGCTGGGGTTGGAGTGGACTGTGGTCGCCGGGCGGTTCATCCTCGGACGGTTCTCCACCGCCCCGGTCGCGACGCTCACCGAGCAGGACTTCCTGGTGGAGCTCGAGCGGGTGCGGGACGGGACGGCCACGTTCAACGACGTTCGGGTGCAGGGCCAGAACTGGGCGCAGACCGCGGTGGCGCCGCTCGCGGGGCTGCGGCTGCAGACGCTGGTGTCTCTCGATGACGTGTTCGGGGTGTCCAACATTCAGAAGGCGTCGTTGTTGTACGCGCAGGAGACCGCCGCGATTCGGGACACGCTGGTCATCCCTGACAGTGCGTCTCTGCATCCGGAGGCGGACGTGGTGTTCGACGACCTGATCCCCGGCAAGACGATTTTGGTGCAGACCGAGGAGGTGGCGACGTTGACGGTGGTGGACAAGGTGCGGGTGCACGCCGGGCCGGGAGGGTTCGACACACAGGTCACGTTGCTGGCAGTCCACGAGGCCGGGGAGATCGCAGAGATGGTGGGTGGGTGAGGTGTCGGGTACCGCGAAGGTGAAGCCGCCGCAGACAGATGAGGAGTGGGCGCGCAATACACAGCGTCGGATCGAACAGGTAGAGCATCCGTCGTCGACCCGTATCGGGGCATGGGTGCTCTCGACTGATCCTGAGTCGGGAAACCTGATCGCCTCCAACGTCAACGGTGGGGCGGTGGTGCTTGCCAACGAACCCTCAGGTGAAGGCGGAGCCGACACCGTGGCGTCCGAGTATTCGTCGATCAAGGTGGAACGCCGAGCCACCCAGAGCGGGTCCGGGTATCTCCCCATCGTCTGGGACACCGTGGCGCACGCGACCTCGGACTGGCCGTCAGCTGAGGGTGTCACCGAGGTTGCGGTGCCGTCCGATGGGCTGTGGCTGGTACACGCTCACCTTCAGTCCCCAGTTACCTCCGGAAGCACCTGTAAGGCACGCGTGGTGTTCGACGGCGTGCCGAGGATGGCTGCGCGTCATCTCCCGTACACCGGGGCAGAGGTGTCGATCTACATGGCCGAGCCGATCCAGCTGACCGCAGGCACGACGGTGGGACTGGAGGGATGGCTCACAGGCGGAGCGAACTTCACCTGGGGTCCGTCGGACAATGACCCCGCGGTGGTCACGTTCCTTGCCCTGACTCGCATACCGAACGGATGAGCTGATGGCCCAAGTATGTGTATCCCGAAACCTCGACATCTCCACCGGAGCACTGTCCGTCCAGCCTTGGTCTGTGCCCCGGCATGTGTTCGATCAGTCGTTCGCCTCTGTGGGCAATGGCACTTTCGGGGCCCAGACCAGCCTGCCTGGGAAGTTGATGATCGATTCCGGGGTGCAGTCGTGGACCAACACCGCCCCCGTTCCCGCGCAGATCCTGTTCCGGCTCCACCGCGGCAGCCGCCGATACTTCGTCTCCACCCCGAACGTCGTGCAGGTACGCGACCGGTACACCTTCGCTGTCGACTCCGTGCCGCGGTCGCCGGACACGTCCAACCAGTACCAGGGCGCCGGCGGCTGGGGACTGGACATGTCCACCCGCACCAACGGCCAGCCGAACGCCGGGGTTATCCGGGCCTGGGAGGACGCCATGATCTCCGAGGAATGGCAGGGGCCGATCGATCCTGGTCAGACGTTCCGGTTCCACTACCGAGCCACGCTGTGGACGCCGCCGCCGTGGTCGAACAACGCCAACGACAACCTCCCCGTCCACGAATGCGACCTGGATCCGGTGCGGATTCAACTGCTTGCGTTCCCGACCCAGGACCTGGAGGTCATGGGATGAGCCTTCGAATGCACGCCGGAAGGAGGGGATGACACCGTGTCTCTACGTGTCTGCACCGCCGAATTCATGACGTCCACCCCGAAGGGGATGGGGTTCTCCCCGTCCTGGCTGCCCCGGATGGCGGTCGAGCGGATGGCGGCATCGAGCCGAGACGGCCAGGTCGACCGGGCCCCGGACGGGGTGCCGTTCATCGAGTCGGACATCCTGTGGACCAACACCACCGGCGATCCGGTCCACGCCCATGTCTCCATGCACCGAGCGTCCCGGTCGCTGGTCACCTCGAACCCGAACACGGTGGCCTTCGACGACGCCTACAGCTTCGACGTCGGTCTGTCCCCGGCAGCGCCGATCCCGGCCTCGATGAACAACGGGTTCGGTGCCCGGCTCAAAGCGGACCGATCCTCATCCACCTCGGTGAAGTTCGGGCGGGTGTTCCGGGACATCCCGGATTGGCTGACCAACGTCGAGATCGGGTTGGTGGAGCCGGAGGAGTCGGTCCACTTCCGGTATCGGGGCGTGTTCTCGACTCCGGGGTACTGGCGGACCGGGGGCAGTTCGAGGCACGAGATGTACGCACGATGGACCCGGCTGCGATTGTGGACAGCCCCATGGGTGGACGGGAGTATCTGATGGGCCATCCTTGCGTCAATCCGGATGACTTCGAGATGGTGGATGGCACCCATATCCGGCCCCGTGATCATCTTCAGTGGCGGCACGTGGCAACGAACTACGCCAACGGGGTGATTGCGTCCTACCCGGTCAATGACGGGCAGTCGCGGGATCTGTCCCTCCTCACCCTGCAAGCCCAGTGGACCAACCCCACCCCGCTGCCGCAACATGCTTACGCGCTGCTCACCCGGGCCGGTGGCCGGATGGCGTTCCAATCCCAGTCCGCCGCCTACATCCAAACCGCGGGGGCCGTTACGTTCGGGGCATCCCCAGCGGACCCGTCGTCGATGCCGGTGATCTCCCGGTTCGGGATCGGTGTCGCTCGTGGGGCAACCGCGCAGAATCAGGCGTACTACGGGGTGATGGAGGCACGGATGGGGGAGCGCTCCATGCTCCTCGGGGACACCGTGTTGCTACCGCCCGGACACACCGTCAAGTTCCGGATCGAGTTGCGATTCGTCACGTTCTTCTGGGAGCACCGAGAGATCCACAACGGACTGTCGGAGACGGAGGCGGAAATCGACACGGGCGAATCGCAGATCGACATCTTCGCCTACCCGGCGATTTCGTAGGCTGCCGGCCATGGCCTCACACACACCACCGGCGGCTCCGTCGCCTGTCTTCGAGGCACCCACCGGGTTCGCGGATCTCGATTCCCAGGTCGACGATGTGATTGAGGGCGGTCAACGCTGGCATGTCCTCACCGTCGAGAGCCTGACGTTGCGGGTCCGGAAGCCTGCCCCGACGGCGATCAAGGCGCTCAACGCCGCGACGGGGAAGGGTTCGTCGGCGGAGCTGCGGAAGGACGCGATGACGTTGTTCGTGCAGCATCATCTGCACCCGGAGGACTGGGAGTTGATGCTCGTCACGATGGTGGATCCGGAGCAGGCGTTCTCGACGGCCACGCTGGGGGAGGTGATGCGGCGGATTGCAACGCTGGGCACCGCTCGCCCTACCGTGCCGTCGTCTCGCTGGCGCAGGCGACGGGGCATTACTGGCGGACTGTTCGGGCGAAGCTGATCCTCGCCGGGGTCGTCGATCCGCTGCGGGAGTTGCCGGATCTGCACGCTCTGTTGGATGTGGTGGAGGCGTCGGCGACCGAGTCGATGTCTGCGGAGGAGCGGGACAAGTTCAACTTCCAGATGTATCGGCCCGATCCGTCGGAGAAGCCGGTCGGGTTCGATGAGGATGAGCAGCTCGATGCGTTCGCGGCGTTCGAGTCGGTGGCTGGTGGTCTGAGATAGTCGGGGCCAGGTGGGTGCACGGTGCGTCTTTACCGTGGTCGCCATGGCACGACGCTACTGGCCTCTCGAGCGGGGCCACATGGTCACGTCGGGATTCGGTGCCCGATGGGGGACCACCCACTGGGGAACCGACTTCGGACGCGAGGGTGGTTCCGGAGGGATGGCCGTCTACGCCGTCCAGGGCGGCACCGTCGTCAACGTCGGCCCCGCATCCGGATTCGGCCAGTGGGTGGTGCTCGACCACCCGACCGAAGACGGTTCCGGCACCACCGTGTACGGGCATGTCATCCCCGAGGTCAGGATCGGCCAGCGTGTCGAGGCAGGCCAACGGATAGCGCGCATCAACCCGGACTCGCGCACGAACGGCGGCGTCGCTCCGCACCTGCACCTCGAGTGGCACCGAGCCGTGTGGTCACCGCCCGGAGCGAACCGACTCGACCCGCTTCCTCTCCTCGCCGGCTCACTCTTCCCCGGGGAAGCGAACCCGTCGGTATCGCCGATAAGTTCCCCGCGACCTGCGTATTCCGACTACGTGCGGGAAGGGTTCGCGCAACTCGTCCCACCGAAGGGAACCCGATGACCCTCTACGGCATCGACGTCAGCAACCACCAGGGCAACTTCGACTTCGCCGCGGCCAAGCGCGAAGGATTCGTGTTCGTCACCCACAAGGTCACCGAAGGCGACGGCTACCGCGACCCGTACTGGCCCCGCGCCCGCGACCAGATGCGCGAACATTTCCCGGGCCTGTTCGGCGGCTACCACTTCGCACGCAACAACATCGACCCCGACCGGCAGGCCGACGCGCTCCTCGCTCATCTCGGAGATCCGTCGATCCCAATCCAGCTGGACTACGAAGACGACCGCACCCGGGGCTCGATCGACAACATGCGGGCCCTGATCCGTGCGATCGAAGAGCGTGGGATGCGGGTGTTCGCGAACTACCTGCCGCGCTGGTACTGGACCGGCCACATGGGTGCGCCCCCTCTCGATGGGACTCCGCCGATCTGGAACAGCCACTACGTGGGCGGCACCGGCTACGCCTCTGTCCTGTACCCGGGGGACCAGCACACGGGATGGGCGGAGTTCCACACCGGCGCACCGCCGGTGGCGATCCTGCAGTTCTCCGAGAAGGGGCAGGTCGCCGGCCAATCGATCGACGTCAACGCCTTCCGCGGCACCGAGCAAGAACTTCGCGCGCTGTTCGGCAGCGCCCAACCCCAGGGGGAACCCGTGACCGATATCGTCGAGCAGGGCGCCGGGCAGCTGCATCCGCAGTCCGGCCGACTGCGTCCGATCCAGCGACCGCAGAACGTCAACCCATCGACGCGCACCCCGGACGAACCGTGGCCGTACGACATGTGGTGCGACATCTGGAACGAGACCGTGTTCGACGGCTACGACATCCGACCCGAATATGCCGAGGTCCCCGACGACGCGGGCCGTTCTCTCGTGGCCCTCCTGCAGACCATCGCCGCCCGACAGGTCCGCGAGAAGGCGCAGCTGGACCGCATCGAATCCAAGCTCGACCGAATCCTTGGGGAGAAGAAGCTGTGAAGAACCTCGGCAAGAACTGGCCCGCCATCCGACAGGTCGCCTACAGCGTCCTCGCTGCGCTCCTCGCCCTCGGGGTGGCACTAAACGTCATCACTGAGGACCAGTCGACGCAATGGCTGTCGATCGCCACCTCGATCCTCGGTGCACTGGGCCTGGTCGTCGCGAACCTGTTCGTTGACCGCACGTCGCCGGCGCAGGAGCAGAAGATCGAGCAGGCTGTCGAGGTCGGGTTCGAGCGGGTAGCGCAGCGTGTGCAGCCGCATGTGCAGGCAGGCATCGAACAGGTGAATGATCTGCGCGAACGGTACATCGATCCGTTTATCCGGCGGTGATTCTCGCGACGAGAAAGCACCCCATCTCTTCACGAGGTGGGGCGCATTCGTTGTCTCATGCAGAGTTAGATGGGTCCTGTCTGCACAACATGTGCGCGCAGGTCACTGCGGCCCTGGTTTAGGAGGTAGTACTGGGGCTCCTCCTGCGCCACAGAATGTCTGGCTATCAATTCCAGAGACGCAACCAAGTGTGACATCTCGGCGTAAAGGCTGAGTCGTCCTTTGGCTGGCACTTTCGGCAGACCGAGCCAGTGTAGTCGCCATTTCCTGCAGGCAGCGCGCTCGTGCTGCCTACTTAGATCGAACAACTGCTTGACATCATTAGTGACGAACAGTTCAGCGCCGCGCCCCGCTACCTCTTCAAACAGCGGAAGATCAGTTGTGCCCGCAGCGGTGTCCACTCCTCCAATGAGAAACGAGTGCGTGGGACAGAGAATTCTGAGTGCCTGGACCATCTTTTTGTTGATGCATTCATCCAGAAAAATGATCACGAGGCGAGCCCTTCCACCTCATGCTGAAACGAGACCGCATCGGCAACAGCAGTGGGATGGACGTGAGGGTAGTACTCGGAAACCTCTTCTGCAGAGATATCTCCATCTGCAACGAGATTGGCGATCGTATCGAATGGAACTCGCGTACCCGCCACCGTGGGCCATCCACCCATCCGCTGTGGATTCACTTCCAGATTTGTTCGTGGACGCTTAAAATCGACGACCCTGCGTTGCTGGCGGTTGGTAAAGCTTCGGTAGACGTCGTCGATCGAGACAAGATCGAACTGACCTGGGTTGTCGACCAGGTCCATGAATCGATCCTCGGTCCAGACCACCACCGTCCGACCATCTGTCGCGAACCTGTATTCAGCGGGGTGTTCCATCAGTTCGTGGTCGGGAAGGTTCTGGAATGCCCGCTTGATCTTTTGAAGTGATACCTCGGAACGCAGGAAACACACACTGCGCAACGCCACGAGATCTCTGAACGAGTACAGCATGGGACGCTTCTCATGGATCTCCGGAACGATGAGACCGTCCCTGCTCCACCGGCGCAACTGGTTGACGGATGCACCAGTGAGTGCCGCTGTCAGTTCGACTGGAAACGACATAGTGTGTTCACCTCCGTTCGGTCGGACCAGCCGATCTCAGTATCTGATAGTGAAGACCGCGTGATGGCGTAAACGCATCGGCAGATTGGTCGCTGTCATGTCATCGTGCGAGATGCACCGTACGTTACGGGCGATTTGCGATGACTGCGCGTCATAGAAGCTGCCCATGAAACTGTCGAATGCGCCCCACCTCCTCAGAGGTGGGGCGCATTTTGTGTGATCGCAGGCGGGTCGAGGTTAGGAGTTCACGAGCTGGCTGGCGCGCTGGAAGGTGACGCCGAGGATCGCTCCGATGTCACGCACAGGCACATTGTGCTCGGCTAGCTCGTGCGCGAGTGCCTTGGCTTCTTCGAGGGCGTGGGCTTCGAGTCGTGCAGCTGCGGAGCGGGCGGCGCGGATCTTGTCGGCGCGTTCGCCGGCGGGGACGCCGTCGACGTCGAGGCTGATGGTGACGGTGTTGTCTTCGATGCGGGTGCCGGTGGTGACGGCGATGTACTCGAGTGCCATCTGTTCGACTTCGCCGACACGGCGGGCTTGGGTGAGGCCGTCGAGTTCGGGGATGGACACCATCCACCACTTGCCGTCGCGGGTCACGTCGACTTGGTAGTTCGTCATGTGTTCTCGTCCTTTGAGCACTGGTGATGGTTGGGGAGGGGGCCGGGGTGCCGGCCCCCTTCGGGGTCAGGGCTGGTGTTTGCTGGCTTCGATTGCCTTGTGGACTTTGCGGACCACGCCGGGGGAGATGGTCCGGTGTCCGTCGGGGAGGGAGACGGCGGCACCGTTGGGGCCCTGCCAGAAGGTGTGGCTTCCGACGGTGCGGGCGGGGGTGAAGCCTGCGTCCTTCAGAAGCTTCTGGATCTTCTTGGTGGGCTGCTCTGCGATCATAAGATTAGTCTATCCGACTAGACTGTTTCTAGTCAAGTGGATTAGACAAAATATCGACGCAGACAGAGCATGCGAAAACACCCCCATCCTCGCCGTGAGGAGGGGGTGCTTCGTCGCATCTTGGGGAAGGTGCGGTGCGCGGGCGGTGCTTCCCGGGACCTCGGTCCCCACCACCCGCGCGCCGAACACGTTACCCCGAGTCGAACACCTGTGCGAGCGAACTACGACGCGGCAGTCGCCGCCAACCATCGCCGCACCGTCGCCTCAGACCTCTTGATCTCATCGGCGATCGCATAGTTCGACCATCCCTCAGCGTGGAGCTGGCGCACGCGATGACGCAGTGCGTCACGCTCGTCTACGGGTGCGTCATCCTCCACAGCGCTAACAGCCGGTTCGGGAGTCGGCACCACTGTGAGCTGCGATGACGCGGGCGACGCGGGCGCGTTATCGACTGGGACAGCCACCTCGGGCTCCGGTTCGGCGTGGATGCCCGCGAGGGCCCGGGCGCGCACGATCGCGAGGTGCGTCAACGCGAGCGCCGCCACCGGTGGCACCACCGCGACGACCGTCGCCACCCCCGGGTGCACCGGCCCCGGCGGCAGCAACAGGTGTGCGGCGTTCCCGGCGATCGACACTGTGACCGCGGACCACAGGAGCGTCCAGGCGTAGCGACGCGCCGGCCCGTCGTCGAGCGTCACCACCGTCCGCGTCGCCGCGACGATCAGCCCGTCGACGACGAGCGGCCACACCGCGGACTGCCACTGGCCGAGTCCGGCGCGGGCGGCGAGGTCGGCGAGCGCGGTGTAGGACAGGGCGAGCGCGGCAGCGCCGAGTCCGTAGATCAGTGCCGCGTCGGTGCGCGTCACGCGGATGGTGTTCAC